GACTTAATCAAGTTTAATATCGAAACAATCGAAGTAGATAGCCCGGATCAGCCAGGTGAAGGAGCAGCTGGTGCTAGCCTATTAGTATTTAGAGCTTTCTTGACTGCAATCCAAGACAATCACTCAGCAGAGTACTCACCGGTGAAGTATGTGGGCAGAGGAGAAAACTTCTATGCTTACAATGGATTTACACGTAATTTATCGTTCTCATTTAAAATAGCTCCACAGACTAGACAGGAGATGGCCCCGCTATATAAGAAATTAAACTATTTAGTATCTCAACTATACCCAGATTATCAGAGTTTTATTAGAACAAATGGAAATAACTTAGGTAATGGATTTATGAGAGCACCTATAACTAGATTAACTATAGGAGACTACATAGTAAGACAACCAGGCTTTTTCACAGCTATGAATATAACCATACCAGACGATTCACCTTGGGAGATCGTAGCTGACCCGCAAGGTAAAGATATGGGAATGTATGAATTACCACACGTCTTAGAAGTATCCTGTCAATTTACTCCTATACACGATTTCTTAGCAAGAAGATCTTGGATACCGAGCGGTAATTTCCCAGGCACTTCTACGAATGCTAATATAACACCGTTGATAACACCAAACCCTAACAACACCTTAACAGGTAATGAGTTTGGAATAGGTAAAAACACTCAAAATGAACCAAAAGTACAGGTTGTAAACCCTTCGCCAGGCACAATTCCCCCTCCCGTAGCTGCTACAGTTACTCCTGTAATTACTAATAAGCTAACAGGTAATTTTCAATCTGCTTTTAATGTTTAAACATAGAAAATATGTCAAATAGATACCAACCCATACCCGTAATTAAAACACCATCAGGTAAAAGATATTACCTAAATAATATTTATCCGGACATCCCTGTTACAGAAAATGATATTTATATTATACCGACTATAGGAGATAGACTAGATCTATTAGCGTATACCTACTACAAGGATAGTAATTTGTACTGGGTTATAGCATCCGCTAACGCACTACCTGGAGATAGCTTAATACCGCCGCTAGGTAAACAACTGAGAATACCGGCAGATGTACAGAATATACAGGTGAGCTATACAAGAATTAATTCAATAAGATAAACTAAAAAAGTTATATGTTAACACCCGATAATGTAATTGGAGGAGCACTCGACGATGGAATTATTAAACAGTTAGAAAAGAGAATAAACATACTCGGTCAAACAGGTCAAAGATCTCACACAGATTTACTGTATCTTGGAAACAAGAACTGTTGGGTTAAAATGACTTCGTTTACTGATATAGTAGCTGATGCAGATAAGATAGCTAAAGCAATGGGAGGAGAAGTACAGTTTGGCGGTAGAGATGATCTAGCCAGACAATGGACACTATCAGGAGGAGTATCGACTGCAGGAGATGGAGTAGATAAACCAGTTACGATGAGATCCGGAATTGGAACTAAAGATGATCCTTATAGTGGAGCGTATGGAGCTGGGGGTATCGGAGAGTTAGGGTATAGACCTATGCCTGGTATTGAATCTCTAACAGTTGAATCTATGCCACCACTTGGTGCTACCTATCAAGCAACAGTTAAGATCAAAGCCTGGAATCTAAACCAGTTATCTATCTTAGATATGCTATACTTTAGACTAGGATTTAGTTGCTTGATTGAATGGGGACATAGTACATATGTTGATAATGAAGGGCATGTTAAAACTACAATTGTACAGACTATAGATGCTTTCACAAAAGGAATTACTTCAGACGATATTAAAGATCAAATACAGAAAAAAAGAATAGAGAGCGGTTATAACTATGATGCGATGCTAGGGTTTATTACAAACTACGAATGGGTACAGAGTAGAGACGGAAGTTATGACTGTACAGTTAGAGTTACAGGTCTAGGTTCATTAGCTGAATCTCTAAAGATTAACAACCAGGAAAACATGCCTGCAGTAACACAGCCTCCACAAGGTGGTGCTGCTTCAAATCAAACAACACCGTTGATAATAGACTCAGCATTAAAAGGTTTCCTAACCGAAGTTAAAAACTTTGCCAACGCTAATGCTCATAGTACAACTCCTAATTTAGCAGGTTTTGAAGCTAAGATGAAAGAAGTATTCTCAACAGGTAAAGATTATCTAAACCTAATAGATTCGAGTAAAAAACCTGGTGATATTTACGATAATTTTAAACACGGGTTTAGTAGGAGGTATATGAGGGATAGGAGTAAAGGTATGGTAGCAAATCAGGTAACGCCTCTAAAGCTAGCAGACTTTGTAAAATACACTACTCTATCTGTACAGACTACAACCAAAACATCCTCACCTACCTCAACTACGGTCCTGCCATATATACCTCTAAGCCTTTTACTGGCTTACATTAATAACTCATGTCTAATTTATACAGGGGATAGTGATAGAAAGCAAGTAGTGTACCTGGATTTCCATCCGGATACGAACTTGTGTCTACACGTACCTCAACAGATATCTATCGATCCTACAGTTTGCTTGGTAGACTGTTATGCAACTACAGCAGAACTACAGGACCTGTTACTAAAGAAGGGTATCACAGATTTAAGTAAGATAGTATCACCCGGTCCGTTAACGGCAGAATGTACGGTAAACGATAAGATACGTGTAACCGGTCTATTGTTTGCGGATAAGAGTAGTCCGTATAGAGGACATACTATGAATATCTTTGTTAATGTGGACTATCTTTTAAGGACCTATGATGCATTAATGTCAAATGATCCGAAAAAGAATATTATCCTTAATGTGTATTTAAAACAAGTTTTAACAGACATATCTAAAGCAATCGGAGGTATTAATATCTTTAGTATTATACCCTATCAAACTACCGATGTAATTACGATATTTGATACACAGAATTTAGCAGGTGATAAAGAGGAAATACCTGAAATACCGGTCTTTGGATTAGGAACTGCAACAGTTAGGGAGTATAGCTTAAAAACTGATGCTAGTACCGCTCTAGGAAGTACTCTAGCTATTACAGCACAGTACGACCCTAGTAGGGATGATCTAAATAAATCAGGTTTAAATAGAGATGGAAGTGGTTTTGTAGCAATCAATAAAAGACTTCAAGATAGGTTAAAGTTACACCCGAGTACTAATGCAAGTCCGGTTAGAGCAATACTCCCATCTGCGCAACAACAGCTTGATAAAATATTAGCAGATAATAAAGCTAAGGTACAATACGAACAACAGAAAGCAAATGTAATTGATTCGACAGCAACGTCGTTAAATCGAGATATTCAAGCTCAAATTCAAATACAGAACTTTAAACAGCAATCAGCTGTAATTCTAACACCGGAAGAAGCTATAGCAAAGTTTAATAGAACTCAAGTAATACTGGGGAGTACTCCTGCACCGACATTAACCCCTGAACAAATAGCACAGCAGGCTGAAGCTACTAAACAAGCAGCAGCTCAGCAGATTGAAGAGCAAAACTATGTACAGGCTAATGCATTTAATAAACAACTAACCTATACGTATGGATTTAGTAACGCATCTCGTGGTGTAATACAACTCAATCAAGACAATATACCAGGGGTTTTAAACTACTACACAGATGCACTATTAAAAGTAAAGAATAGTAGCGATATAGTTAAAGGCACTATAACAGCAAACGGGATCTTACCGTTATCTCTAAATATGACCCTGGATGGAATTAGCGGTATACCACTATTTGAAGCATTTACTTTACCGGGGAATAGATTACCGATTCAGTACTGTTCAACTAAAGGAGTGCATGCCAAGCCTCTAGTAGGCTTTACTATAGTAGGCGTTAGCCATACTATTCAGAATAACCAATGGACTACTTCGATTAAAGGCCAGATGATCAATCTACCGGAAGGTACACCAATTAAAAAAATTACACAGCCGCAACCTAGAACTTACATACCAGGTGTTAGACCTGATTCAGGGTACAAGAATACAGCCCTGTATAAAGATGCAGCCTTTCAAACTAGGTTACAGCAACTATGTACAAAATGGAAAATTAACGCAGATGACTTACTAAGGATATTCTACGCTGAATCTAGATTAAATCCAGCAGATAAACTCTATACTGATTCAGGTGGAAATAGTTTTAGCGGTCCAGGACCGGGTAGACACTTACTAGCTGTAGGTTTAATTCAATGGACACCCGATAATGTACAACGAGGTGGTACACCAGGACCGGCTTATACCCTGGAGCAAATCTCTACTATGTCTGGAGTTGAACAACTTGATTTAGTAGATATGTACTTTACGTATTGGAAGCGTGCAGGTAAAGACGTTACACAAGGAAATATCTTAACACTGTATAGTCTAGTATTTATTCCTACACTATTTAAACCTTTCCAATCAGGAAATCCAACCGATATTGTCAAGTACGGTAGAACATCACCTGAAAGAATATCAAAACAAAATCCTGCAATCGCTAGAGCAGCAGGTAAGAAACCTGGCGAACCATTGACTATTCAAGATTTTAGACGATACGTAGACACAGTATAATTTAACCAATCATGCCAATAAGATATTACCCATTAAATAGAGTATTAACTAACCAGAAAACAAATGGAGGAGAGTTTACATTAAACGGTTCAAACTATTCCGGTTACTACTATAAGACCTACAACGGTCAAGTCTTTACTGGAAAAGATCCCGTACAAGGACCTTCTCAGATATTACAACCTACCGATCTAGCTTCTAATGCTAGTACTAATGGCCAGGAAGCCTTTCGAACCGGCCGATCTGCTAGTGCAGGCAGTCAACCTACCTTTCAAATCCCTGTACCGTATTACCCCAAACCAACGCCTACAGACTATAAACGAGGATCTATAATAAGATACTTTGTTAAAAAGAGAGGACAATCGGGGTATGTTATCGAGGTTGATAAGTCAACTCATGACTCTCTACTCAAATCAGATAGTGAATACGATTACATTACGTATGAAACTACGAGTCTATTTTGGCAGATCAGCGGTCCTCAACACGATACCATTCAAAATGGAGGTAAAGTATCCGGGATCATTGATACAAACCGTAGATTGACTATGATGAAAGATCCTACTTTCCCTGGCCTGACTGCTTTTATTGGTGGGGACTATAACAAGTTTATTAAATAATTAGAATTTGCATGTGTAAAAGGTTTGGAAGTATGAAAATAAGTTCATAACTTCAAACTAAATAAAGGTTGTATGTATTTCATAGTTGAGACTAAAGAACAATTACAGAGATTGTTAGTATACGAGAGTTGTTATGTACAGGTAGTTTTACAGAACGATAATTATCACCCATACCTAAATAAGGTTTGTTTAGTATACCTAAGAAATCAATACAAGGGATATATCTTACCTATTGACCATAGTGAGACTTTTAGTCTTGATCTGGAAGATATACAAGCACATCTAGCTAATTACAAGACTCTATACTGCCCGGATCTAAAACTAACTACAAGTTTTATTAAACATCAAAACATTATAGACCTAAACCAGGTTGTATTAGATCAAGAGAATAAACATATCATATTCGATTATACTCCAAAAGTATATCAAAACTTCTACACCGACCACACCTATAATACCAGCATAAATCAAATCATCCCAGTAACTAAACACTACGAGAGATGTGAGAATTTATACGAACATCTAAAAGACTATATAGGAAAGGAGACCGACCATAAATTCTACCAAGAACTAACCCAACAATACCTTCTAATAGAACAAAATGGAATAGGCCTGGATAAGAATAGATTCAATAGATTCTACGATCCAACCTGGGAACCTTATTCAATTAAGGATAATGTAATCTATACTTCCTACAACCTATACAACCTAACCACCCGGCCCACTAATGCATTCAATGCTATAAACTTCCTGGCCCTAAACAAGGAAGATGGTTCGAGACAATCTTTCATACCCAAGAATGATTTATTTGTGGAGTATGATTTTGAAGCCTATCATCTAGCTTTGATTGCTGACTTGGTCGGTCATACATTTGACCCGTCTCTATCCATACACACTCAGTTAGGTAGAATCTATTTTGATAAAGAGGAACTATCGGAGGAAGAATACCAACAAGCTAAATTGATAAGCTTTAGACAGATGTATGGAAGTGTACAGAAGGAGTATAAAACCATACCTTTCTTCCAAAAAATAGAGGCATACATAGAAAACCTGTGGAATGAGTATCAAGAGAACGGAAAGACTATACTTAGAACAGGGAGACCCTTGCATCTCCCAAAGAACTCTTTAAACCCACAGAAAGTATTTAACTATGTAATTCAAAACGCAGAAACCCATTCTAACGTAGAAATCTTAAAAGAGATAAATCAATTACTACAGGGTAAGAAAAGTCAAGTAGTACTAGTGGTCTATGATTCATTCCTGGTAGATTATTCTCTAGAAGATGGTAAACAAGTACTAACCGGTATTAGAGAGATTGTAAACAAGAGAGGATTAAGGATAAGAGGAAAAGTTGGTAAGAATTACGATTCTCTACAGATTTCCAGCTATTTATAATATATAAAACTGAGAACATAATGAAATTTAGAAATCCAACTAACGAAGAAGTTAGAAGAATGCAAAAAATTGCAGGTATTTTGAAAGAAGACAGTATAGATCTTAAATCTATGTTAGAAGATTATATGGATTATAAATATACAGCAGACCAAGGATTTGGAGAAAGTGCAGAACATGCAGAAGCTAAGTTACTAGAACTAGCAGATAAGATTACAGCACAAAAAGGTAAAGAATGGTTTGACACTTTTGATGAATTAAGCAGTTTGACTGTAGTTTATCAAGAATACGCAGGACCAGAAGAAGTAGAAAAAATAGAAGAGGAGATGAAAGAACTGGCAAACAAATTAGGATCTCCAGTTACAGATTTAATAAGTTCAATGTAACCTGAAGATAAAAGATACCAAAACCAAATAAAAGTTATGACAGAACAGATAAATATTTACGAATTGGGGAATAAATTATTTTGTACATTTACACCTAAGTTAAACTTAGAAGAAACACTCGCTATAGTTACGACGCATTACAGCATACTATACAGCAAAGTATTTGTATTAGAGATTGTAGATGGAGAAGAATTTATATTAACCTACAATATCGACCCCCACAACTCAAGCAACTCCGTACTCCCGAGTACAATTCTACTACATAGAAAGAAAGAAACCAATACACTCTACACCATCAACGGCTTGAATGCTCTAATTCGCCAGGTGAACAACGGAGTAATCGACCCTCAATACAGGGTAAACTGGACAGACTATAGAAACACAGTCCTACTAACTCAAGGTCCAGACCTAAGACAACTAAAAACAAAAATTTACCGCATCGTAGCTCTTTAATTAAAAAAAGAGTTGGAAAGCATTATTATTTATCATATCTTTGATAGATGATAGTATTAACTATTTTAATTATTTATTCACAATAAAATCAAAACAGCATGGGTATGGATTTATCAGCCATCAAAAACAAGCTGACTTCTCTTCAACAAAAGAGTGGAGGGGGTCAAAAAAGAGACCTATCACAGGTGATTTGGAAACCGTCTGTGGGGAAACATTCAGTAAGGATCGTACCGTCGGCGTACGACAAATCAAATCCTTTTAAAGAGGTATTTTTTCATTACGGTATCGGAAACCGTACAATGATCTCATTGTTAAATTTCGGTGAAAAGGACCCTATCGTTGAGTTCGCAGATCAGTTAAAAAAGACTAGCGACAAAGACAACTGGGCTATGGCTAAAAAGCTAGCACCTAAGATGAGAGTGTTTGCACCTATCATCGTAAGAGGTGAAGAAGACAAAGGTGTGAAGTTATGGGAGTTTGGTAAGCAGATCTACATAGAGTTATTAGCAATCGCTGAAGACGAAGATGTACAAGATTACAGCGACCCGGTAGAGGGTAGAGATCTAACTATTGAGACAACTGATGCTGCTACCAATGGTACAGGTTATAATCAGTCAAAGGTAAGAGTAAGAACTAAGATCACACCTCTATCTTCAGATTCTGAACAAGTTAAATTATGGTTAACAACCCAACCAGAAACCTTAACACTATTCAAGAAGTACGGTTATGAAGAGATGAAGAATTCGTTATTGGAGTGGTTGAATCCAAGTGAAACAGCAGCAGAAGATGATACGGTAGTACCTACAGCACCAGTAGCAGAGAAACCAAAATCAAATTATTCTCTAGCTGCTAAACCAGTAAAAGACGTTGATAAAGCATTCGACGATTTATTTAAAGACGACCTTCCTTTCTAATTAACAAAAAAACAA